TCAAAACCACTGCTCATTCTCAATAAGGAACCACGCGCTCCCCCGCCCCGCCCTGCTTCCTTACTCCCACAAGGGATTTCCCGACAACTTGTGACAATAAACAATAATGCGGAGTCCGGCTTCCGTCTAGGCAAATGCAATCAGGTTGCGTTAAGCCAGGGGGGGAGGGGGCTCGTGCAGCGGCCGATCCGCCAAATATGTATCGAATTCCCCGCCTCCCAAAAAATGTTCAAGGGGGCCGATGTGATTGGTGGAGGTGCTTTGCTTCCGTGAGGATTCGATTTCTCAAGGAGTGGTTGCTGGGCGCGCTCATCAGGCATCTTCAGTATCTTTACTAATTTGCTTGAGTATGTGGCGGGAGTGGTGTAGAGGAGTGGTTGAAACAACCTGAGAATCATATGGCGAGAGACGTATTTCAACTACAAGGGCTGGATGGTGGGGTCGTGCTGAGTGGCACGGATGCTGCGCCGGCGGGGAATTACCGGTGGATGAAGGTGGTATCGGACACGGTGTTGGCCGTGTTCACGAGCAACCTGACGGATGGGGATACGAAGTTGGTATCGGTGACGTTGCCAGCAGGGACGGAGATTGGCGGGGTGATTACGGCGGTGACTTTGACATCTGGGCGGGTCATTCTTTACAAGATGGCGTAATTTTCGATGAGCAACTTTCGGAGTCAGAACCAACTTGACGATGCTGTCCTGATGGATGGTGACGGGATGTTTGTGGGGATGAACTTGCGAGATCCGTTGGATCAGTTGTCCGAGGGGATGTTGGGGTTATCGAGGAATGGGCGGATTGATGGGGCGTGGGAGGCTCGGCGAGGGATCGAGTTGAAGAGTGGGGCACTGACCACGAGTGGAGCGCCATTGAGGTTGCCATTTTTTCTATTGGATTCCTCGATTGTGGTTTCTGCTGCGGCGAGGTCATCGAACGTGGTGACGATTGATTTGGCGAGTGCGCATGGGTTGACGGTGGCGGATGAGGCGTATTTGACCTTGGGCACGCCTGGGAATGCGACGTCGCCATTGACGGGGGTTGCCGCGGGGAGTTACTTGATGACGGTGGTGGATGCGGATTCGTTGTCATTTGCGAGCACGGGGTCGGACGGATCGTTGACGCCGGACGGGACGCACGGGAAGGTTTGGACGTATTTGTATGATGATGCGGTGGCGCGAGTTTGGGGGAGTTGTGTATTTTCCGATCCATCGTCATCGTTGGCGGAGAGTGTGGTATTGGCGACATCGGCGGATGCGAAGTTGGTGGCGTTGGCGGACTATTCTGTCACGAACCTGCCTTACCCGACTGGGGTGACGGTGACGGGGCGTGCGGAATTGTTGCAGGCGTTTGACCGAGTGTATTTGTTTAGGGACGGGGTGCGTGCGATGGAATGGGTGCCGAAGGGGAAAGCGGTGGTTTCGTCGGCGTATGTTTCGGCGACCGGGGTGGTTTCTGTTTCGGTAAAAGGTCATGGGTTGGCGGCGGGTGACGGTGTTACGTTGTCCGACATTGGATTTGCGACGACTGATCCGAACGGGGCGCATGTGGTTGCGACGGTGGTGGATGCAGACAATTTCACGGTGGTTATTGCGACGGGTGGCGGCGACGAGACCTACACGGTCAACACGGGGAAGTTGGTGGCGGACGGGTTCACGCATGTTCTTGGTGGCCCATACACCCAGCCGCAGACTTTTGAGATTGCGGGTAATGCGTATGGGGTCTCGGGAGGGTTGGTCAGGGTGACGGTCCCTTCGAACAGCACGATCAAGGCGGGGGATTTCGTGACGGTGTATGACTCGGACGTTAGCTACATCATGGCGTTGATTGGGAAGTCGTATCAAGTGACGGCGGCGACATCGACTGACATTTATTTTTATGCGCCAGTTGGGAATGTCACATACGGCAGCGGGTCGGGTTCGCAGTTCATTCAGATTGGCGGCCGGTTTTCGGTAGGTGGTGGGTTCATGCACATGCCTGCCCCGCCGTGGGCCGTGTATTTCCAGCGCCGGTTGTGGGTGCCATACTTCTATGACAATGGAGGCACGGCAAGTGCGCCGACTTACACGGACAAGGGCGAGCGTGACCAGATTGCGGCAAGCGACATTTTGGATGGTGACAGCTACGACCAGATATTCAGCCAGTTTCGCATCACGGCGGGGATTGCGGATTACTTGGTGGGGATGTATCCATTCTTCAACGACTACTTGATGGTGTTGAATCGGAACAGCATCCACGTGGTGAAAGGGACGCAGGGGAGTTTGAGTGACACGCAGGTTCATGAATTGACGCGCGAGGTTGGGTGTTTGGCGCGCGGGACGATTGCGGGTCAGGGGAACCGTGTATTTTTCTTATCGGACAACGGGGTGTATGGGTTGGAGTTCCAGGATGAATACGATTTGCGCGGGGTCCAAGAGCCATTGTCGAAGCCTGTCCAGCCATTGATGGACCGGGTGAACAAGCGGTTGGCGACGGAGGCTGTGGGGATTTACTTCAACAACCGGTATTTTCTGGCGTTACCATTGGACACGTTGGCTGGTGCGGATGACGCGACTGGGAACAACTCCGTGGTGATTTTCAACATGCTGAATGGTGCGTGGGAGAGTTTGGACACGTATGGTGGAGGGATGTTCAACGTGCTGGATTTGTTGATCGGGCAGGCTGGGAAGAAGAACGACCTGTATTTGGTCAACGAGGTGGGAGGTCTTCACCTGACTGATGCGCGTGAGAATGCGACTGACGTGTATTCGTTGGATGCGTTGAGCACATCGGACACGGCGGCGGTGGATTACGAGGTTCAGAGTCGTGGGTATAACATGGGGAATTTGGAGCGGAAGAAGTATCATCGGGCGCAGGTTCAGTTGCAGAGCAACAGGGAGAATGCGACGGATGTGGACTTCATATTTTCGACGGAAGACCCTGATTCGCCGGGTGAGACAGTAGCGGATGTGGACACGTTGTTGGACGGGTCGCCGTTACCGGCGGGTGAGGCGGGGACATTCCGGTTTCGGTTGGGTAATCCGCGAGGGATTTACGGGGCATTGACGATTCGGCGGAAAGTGATAGGTGTTGTGCCAATCGGGAGGCCGGAATTGGCGAGCATCAAGATCGACAGCACGGTGACGAACAGACAGACAATTTCACAACAATAAACGACCATGGCAATTTTAAGCAAAGGAACGACATTCACGGCGGCGCAGCAAGTTACGTCGGGAAATTTGAACAACCTGGTGGACGCGGCGGCGTTTGTTTCGGGGGCATCCGGCACGACGGATGACAGCACGCTGGAAGTTAATGGTGCTGGCAGGTTGCAAGCGAAGGACGGCGGGATTACAGCGGCCAAGTTGGCATCCGACAGCGTGACCACGGCAAAGGTGTTGGACGGAGCCGTCACGCCAGCGAAACTTTCGACTGGCGCCCCGACGTGGGACGGGGACCATGTCACGCTGACATTTGCGGACGCTTCGGCATACTTTTTCGCGGAGAACACAGAGAGCACAGTGGCGAGATCGCCCGGTTTCCGTTCGCATCATTATGCCGGTGGCTTTGGCGGTTCGCCCTCGTTGATTTTTTATCAAGCCAACGGGACAAAGGCGTCTCCTTCTGCCACACAGTCATTGCAGTTACTCGGGCAGGTTATTTTCGGCGGCCACGACGGGTCGGCATTTCAGCAAACCGTGCGGATTGTTGGTCGGGCGGCGGAGAATTTCAGTGGATCCGCGAGAGGGACCGTTTTGACATTTGCGACGGTGGCAAATGGAGCGACGGCAGAGGGCGAGAGGATGAGGATCACAGAGGGTGGAGCACTGGCGGTGGGGACGGGCACGGATGTTCCGAGTGCTGGTTTGATTTTGGGAGGGACCACGAAAGGGTTGAGGTTGAATGTTTTGACTACCACGCAGCGTGACGCGATTTCCTCACCGGCTGAGGGGTTGCTGATTTACAACACGACGACGAACAAGTTGAATTTTTACAATGGCACGGGATGGGAAGCCGTGACGAGCGCATAACGTAGAACAAGACCATGGCAGCCAAGAAAAAACCACAGAAGAAGACTCCTGCGCCCCAGCAGCCCCCTGCTCGCAAGCAGCCCCCTGCTCGCAAGAAGCCAGCCAAGCCAAAGTCGTTGGTGACGGCTGAGAAACGATTGGCGGCGGCAACCGCGGAGGCAGCCAAGAAAAAACCACAGAAGAAGACTCCTGCGAGCAAGAAGACTCCTGCTCGCGAGAAGCCAGCCAAGCCAAAGTCGTTGGTGACGGCTGAGAAACGATTGGCAGCGGCAACCGCGGAGGCAGGCAAGCTGAAAAAAGAATTGTCGGACCAGCGGGCGAAAGCGACCGCAGCGGGAGAAGGGACGGGTGAGTGGGACAAGGTTCGGGCTATCCAGAAGAAGTTGGATGCGGCCAAGGCGACGGCGGCGAACGCGAGGAACATGCGCAGCAACGGGCTGTCGAGTTACTCGAAGACGTTGGAGAAGGCAGGATTCACGGGGGCGGCGGCGACCCAACGAGACCAGGCAGCGAAGGCGAAGACAAAGGTGCAGAACCAAAGGGACCGGGCGTATTTGAGAAACCAGACAGAGGCGTCCAAACAAGCGAAGGAGACTTTGGAGGGGGGCATCAAAGGGTTGATCACGGCGGTAAATGAAGGGTCCAGTTCGGCGGCCAAAACAGGGCAAGACATCGTGGACATGAACCTTGGGGAGACAAGGACCGGCACCGAAGGGTTGTCGGACATCCTTGGCGGGGTGACAGCAGACCAATCGGCGGCGACGGCGGCAGCGCAGCGCGCTCAAGTGGCGAACATTTCAGGCAATGCGAAGGCCACGCGCAGGGCGTTGCAAAACCTGTCACCAGAAGTGGCGAGGGCGACCGGTTTGTTCGAGCGTGCAGCGACAGGCACGCGGAATTTGGCACAGCCCACCAACCGGATGACACGG